CTCTCCCTTTCTGTTTTTGTGGGCGTGAAATTCAGGGGATATTTAACTACAGATGTAGCTATCTCGAGGGCGTTTCCTCCAGTAATTCTCCAATTCGGGTGAGGTTAGCGACAATTTTGAGGGGGTATTGGTCCAATTCGGGGGTTGTGGGTTACGGCGGGGAGGTCGGGTAGAGTTGGCCGCCGTGGGGACCGTGACGAACGCGACGAAGAAACGGTTAGCTGACCTCGCAGCGCCAGACGTGGCGTTGGTTTCGCTGGCGTTGTGCTTGGCGGAGGCGCTCGACGATCCCGAAACGTTCAACGCTGCCACGGCCCGCGAGTACCGGCTTGTGTTGTCGGCCCTGGTGGCGGTCGCCCCCGCCGGTCTCACCCTCGACGATTTGGCAGGCGACGATGGCGTGTGACTGGTGGGATCTTCCCGGGGCCGCACCCCAGTTCGCTACCCGCCGCGACCCGGGCCGGGAGACTTGGGGGCCGGAGGTGGGGAGGATCATGCGGCAGCTCGGGTTTAAACCGATGCCGTGGCAGCAGTACGTTCTCGATGTGGCGTATGAGCATGTCGATGGGGTGCTCGCTTACCGGCAGGCGGTGGAGGTGGTCCCCCGCCAGGCCGGGAAGACCGCGAAGGTGTTGGGCGCCCAGGTCCACAGGGCTACCCGTCTGGCGAAACGGCATGGCCGGCCGCAACGGTCTCTGTACACCTCTCAACGCCACAAGGATGCCCGTTTGAAGCTGCTCGAGGAGCACGTCCCGCTGCTCGATGCGTCCCCGTTCGGCGCTCACATCGCGGTGCTCCGCTCAACAGGACAGGAGGGGGTGTCCTGGTCGAACGGGTCTCAGCATCATGTGGCTGCGCCGAACTGGTTGGCGGGGGTCGGGCAAACCCTGGACCTGGTCCAGATAGACGAAGCTTTCTCTTTGCAGTCCGACGATGTGGAGCAGGCGGTTAAACCGACCCAGATCACCCGCAGGAACGCCCAGATCCACATTCTGTCGTCGGCGGGGGATCATCGGTCGTCGTATCTACGCGACAAGGTCGAGTCGGGCCGGGAGCTGGTCCGTGCAGGGGTCGATGTGGGTGCCTGCTATTTCGAGTGGTCCGCTGACGGGCTTGACTTGGACTTGGACGATCCTGCGTCGTGGGCTGCTGTGCACCCGGCGGTCGGGTTCACGATCGACGCTTCGGCGTTGGCCGCGGATCACGCGTCGATGAAACCGGGCGAGTTCGGCCAGGCCTATTTGGCTGTGTGGCCATCCAAACATCGTGCCCGTGTCGTCGCCCAGGAGGGTTGGGATAGGTGCGCTGATCAGACCTCAGCGTGCGTGGACCCTGTGTGCTTCGCGGTGGACGTGGACCCAGACCGGTCGTGGGCTGCTATCTCGGTGGCTGGCCGTCGTGCCGACGGGGCGTTACATGTTGAGGTGGTCGACCACCGCGAGGGCACCGGGTGGGTGGTCGACAAGGCCGTTGAGTTGTTGAAACGGCACCGCAAGTCGTCTCTGTCCTTGGACGGGTCTGCGGCCGCGTCGTCGCTGCTCCCCGAGCTTGAGCGCCGGCGGGTCCCGACCCGCGTGTTGAACGCTGGGGATGGGGCGAGGGCCATGGGGTTGATGCTGGACAAGATCGACCAGGACATCCTTAGACACCGGGACCAACTGTCGCTGAACGTCGCGCTTGCCGGGGCGGGTCGGCGCCGGGTTGGGGATAAGTGGGCGTGGGCGCGAGGGGATGCGGATATCACCCCGCTGATATCGGTCACGCTTGCGGCATGGTCCTTGGAGACTGCGCCGGAACCGATGAAGTTCAAGATGGGGCTCGCCTTGTGAACCGGGTTTGGTTGGTGACGTTGCTCGAGCTTGTCGGCTTGGCGCTGATCGTGACGGGTGGTTTCCTGTTCGGGGTCGCGTCGGGTATTGTTGTGCTGGGTGGGGTGCTGCTAGCCGTCGGCTGGACTTTGGATAGGGACAGGGAGATCTGAGAATGCTACGTGCGTTCCGGCGCCGTGCCCCCGCTGTCGATGTTGAACGCGCCGCCGGTGAGCCCCGGTTCTGGCCGCAGTTCTCGACCTCCAACCAGCTCGGCGGCGGCGCACGCAACCCGATGGGGATCCCCGCTTTCTATCGGGGGCTCGCCCACCGGGTCGCGATGATTTCCACGCTCCCTCTCCGCGCCGAGGTCGACGGCGAAACGGTCGGGGTCCCGATCGAGATCCTGGAGCGACCGGACCCGACCGAGGACAGGCAGACCACCCTCGCCCGTCTCGAGTCGTCGTTGGTGTTGCGCGGCGAGTTCGTTTGCGTCCTCGGCGGGTTCGACGCCGACGGGTTCCCGACAGCGTTGAAACCGGTTGATCCGTCTCATGCGATCCTGGAGGATTCGGGGTCGTGGACGATCAACGGTCGACGGTTCCCTGCTGCGTCGATCCTTCACGTGGTCCCGATGGCGATGCCCGGCGAAACCCGTGGGGTGTCGGTGGTGGAGCTGTTCCGTCGGACGTTCACCGGCGAGGTCGCCGCCCAGGACTTCCAATCGAACTTTTACCTTGACGGCGGGCAGCCGACCACCGTCCTTGTGAACAGCGACCCTGACGCCACGAAGGAAGATATTGAGGAGATGCTGCAGCGGTACCTGTCGAAGGTCGCCGGCGGCCGCCGCGAACCCATCGCACTACCGTCGACCATCGAGGTCAAGACGATGGGGTTAACCAACCACGACTCACAATTCTTGGAGTCCCGCCAGTTCGCGATCACAGACATGGCCAACATCGTCGGGGTCCCCCCGTACTTCATCGGCGCCCCAGGTTCTAGCAGTGTGTACAGCAACCTGACCGATCAGCGCCGGGACCTCCTCGACGTGTACCTGCGGGGCGACATGTACGCGATCGAGCGGGGGTTCTCGTCGCTGCTCCCAGATGGGCTGGTAGCGAAGTTCGACCCGAAGTCGTTTCTCAGGATGGACCCGCGCGCTACGGCTGACACCCTGTCCGTTGAGCTCCAATGGATGACGGTTAACGAGGTTCGGGCGGTGCAGGGGCTGGCCCCTGTCGACGGTGGCGACGGGGTCGGGCCTATGACAGCGTCCGGTGTCACGCAACGAGATGCCGGCGACGTCGCCAAACTGATACAGCAAATGTATCTGGGGGTAGGGACTGTAGTCACCGCCGACGAGGTGCGCGAGATCCTTAACCAGTTCGGGGCAGGGCTGGTTGTCCCCGCGCCGGACGAAGCGAAATCGAAGCTGGGAGCGACCATTGATCTGTGACCTTGAAATCACGTTTCCGGGGATGCTGCTACGTGTCGCTGACGGCGACGACGGGCACACCATCGAGGGTATGTTCGTGCCGTGGGACAAACCCGCGCAGGTCCTCAGACCCATTCCCGGGTTTGAGATGTTTAAGCGGGGGGCTTTCGACCGGTCTCTGTCCGAACCGAAACGTCAGATCCCTTTGCTGCTACGCCACGACGAGTCCGAACCGGCTGCGGTGCTCCGCTCCCACGACAACCGCGACGACGGCCACCACGCCGTGTTTAAGGTGTTGGGCACCCGTGCCGGTAACGACGCTATGGAACTGGTCAGGGAAGGCCTGTACCTGGGCCTGTCCGTTGGCGGGTGGAGTGTCCCGGCCCGGACCGTGACACGCAAGGATACGCAAGGCCGAACGATCATTGAACGGTCTGAGCTGCGTCTCGACCATATCGGTCTGGTCCGGGTCCCCGCTTTCGAGGATGCGTTGGTGTTGGCGTTACGTGAGGCAGACGAGGCTGTGATGTTCGACCCCGCCGTGGCGGCGCAGGCGCGCCGGCGTATCCGGCAACGTCTCCGCGAGGCCTGCTGACCGCACCCCGCGGTCCTTAACGAGAATGGTTCCCAGTCTCTGTTATGCTGCCCGGTAGCCCCGTCGCCCGCACCCCAGTGTCGGAACCGCTAGGCCCCACCACCAGGAGGCCCAGCCATGGCGACCATGCGCATTAGCGCACTCGAAACCCGACGCGACGAATTGCACGCCGCGCTCGAAGTGTTAGACAACGCTGTGATCGAACGGGGCATCGACCTCGATGACGTCGAGCGGGCCACCTACGACGCTCACACCGCCGAACTCGAAACGGTCAACGTCGAACTCCCGAAGCTTGTGAAACGCGAGCAGGACATCGCCCGATCTCGTGAGCTGACCGCCAGCCTCGGTGACGCCACGAACCGGAACCACGGCGCCCCCGTCGGCGCAGACACCACCGGCGTCGCCGTCGCCGGCGACGTGTACCGCGACGCTTTCGGGGCACCGAACTTCTTTCTCGATATCTACCGGGCCGGCCACGACCGGGACGCAGCCGAACGGCTGAACACCCACCGCGAACTTAACGCCGACGTTGTTCGTGCGTCCGCTTCCACCGACCTCGGTGGGCTCATCGTCCCGAAATACGCGATTGATAAATACCAGGAGATGGCTGTCAGCGGCCGCCAGTTTTTGAACTCTCTGGTCGGGACCCCGTCGTATGGGACCCTGACCTCTGCGTCGGTGGTTATCGGACGGGAAACGACCGCTCTCCCGACGGGCGCCCAAACCGCTGAAAACACGGCGTTTGCCACCGCGAACTGGGCTACCTCCGCGTTGACGATTAACGCTGTGACGATCGGCGGGTACGCCGACGTGTCGGTCCAGTCGATCCAGCTTGGCCAGATCCGCCAGGAACGGCTTTTCGCTGAGATGTTGTCCCGCTACTACCAGGAGCAGGAACGCCAGGCCCTATGGGGTTCTGGTGCGTCCGGCGAGGTCGAAGGCGTGTTCAACGCCGACGGCACCCAAACCGTCAACGGTGGTTATTCCGCCAACGCGTTCGGCGAGGTCTACGGCTTGGTCCAGGAGGCTGCGTCGAAGATCGAGATCAACGACTTCCGCGAGGCCACCTACGTGCTCATGTCCCCCGGCCGGTGGCGGTCTCTCATGTCCGCTACCGACTCTGGTGGCCGGCCCATCTCCGGGTTCGAGATGTCCTCACCGCAGAACGTCGGCGCCGCGATCGACGGTCAGGGTAACAAATGGTTCGGTGGGATGCGCTGTGTTGTGTCCGCCAAGGTGGTCAAGGCCGGTGAGGATGACACGGTTATGGCCGTGTACAACACCGACGCCATGTATTTCGAGGAAAGCTCCCCTTACTCGATCACCGCCGATCAGGTCGTGATCCACCAAGGCAGCATCCGGTACGTCAACTACGGATTCATGCTGTTCTCTCCCGAGGTCAGGCTGAACTCGTTGTGTTTGATCCAGAACCTGGGCGCCCCGTCGTTCCCGCTGCGGCCGGTTAGCTGACCCTGACGGTAGTGCCAGACGTGCGGTAAGGTTCATGCCCACCCCCGCCGCCGCCGCCCGTCTGGCACTATCACCCATGGAAAGGGAAATACGCCGTGCCGTATGTGACAGTCGACGAGATCCGCGCCGAAGCGCAGAACGGCGCGGTCGTGTCAACCCAATGGGACGGGATCTACACCGCTGTCGGGCTTACCGTTACCGAAGCGATCGAAAGCTACACCGGACGGGTCTTCACCGTCCCCGCCGCGGCGGCCGCCGCGACCGCCCGGACGTTCCGACCGAACCGGACCCACACAGAGGTCGACGAACTCGACGACATAGCTAACGTCACCGGGCTCGCCGTCGGGACAGACACCACCGGGACCGGTGTATTCGCCACCCTCGCTGCCACCGAATGGGCGGCAGAAATAAACCGGACCGGGATGGTAACCGCGATCCGGTCGGAGGGGTTCTTCCCGCACTCAACGTTCCGTCCTCGCACCGTGCAGGTAACCGCCCGGTGGGGGTGGCCGGCCACCCCCGAACCCGTCAAACGGGCGGCACTCCTCTGGGCGCTCCGGCTTGTCGACCGACGCCAAACCCCGAACCTTGTCATGGGCTTCGGAGAGTTCGGCGGCATCCGTCTCGGGTCGATGGACCCCGACGTCAAAGCGCTCCTCGCACCGTACCGGCAGCGTGGGCGGCTGCTCCGGTGAGTATCAACGTCACAGAGGCCCGGCTAGCGCTCGTCGACGCGCTCTCCCTCCACGACGCCGTACAAACCTACGAGCTTGTCCCACTGCACCCCACCGTCCCATGCATCATCGTTTACCCGCCAGACACGATCGACTACATGGTTACCAAGGCCGGGGACCTCGCCGTGTTCGGGGTCCTCGTCCTCGTCGGACCCAGAGACCCGACCTCACAAGAAGTGCTGGAAGGGTTCATGTCCGGGGCGGGGGACCTGTCCGTACGCCAGGCGATCTACGCCGACCGGACACTCGGCGGCAAAGTGTCGAACAGTCGGGTACTGAACATGACCTCCGGTGCGTACACGGTTTCCACCGGCGCAGATGACAGTGTCATAGGCGCCGAGTTCCGCATAGAAGTAATCGCATAGGAGGCCCTTATGGCAGTAGCAAACACCGCACCCGCCACATATCTCATGGACCCGACCATCGTCCTGAAGACGACGGTGGGGACGGTGGTCACCAGCTATGACATCACCGACCAGGTGTCTAGTGTCGAGATCATGATGGAAGCCACCCTTCTGAAACGGACCACGTTCGGGAACACCTGGCACCGCAACGGCATGGGCCTGAAATCCGGGACCATCAAAATCGAGTTCTACCTCGAGTTCGACGCCGCCGGCACGTTCGACATGTTCAACACGATGTGGGCCAGCTTCCCGACCGTGGGGTTTACCGTGTCAGAACCGGGTGGTGCCAGTGTGGCCGGCAACTTCGTGATGAACCAGATGCCATCGTTTGCCGGGGCCATCGACGAATACAACGTCGCCAGCCTCACCTTCACCATGGACGGCCCCGCCACTATCGTGGACCGCACCTAACCCCGATGGCACAACTCCGCGCCAGGTTTGACGTCATCATCGTCCGCGACCAAGACGGCCAAGCCGTACAATACGAATACTCCACCACGTTACGCGACCAGATGGAACTAACGAAACGGTTCCCGAAAGCCGCCGACGACGCCGCCACCGCGCCCATAAAACTGGTGTACTGCGCGGCGCAACGTACGGGGGTTTCCCCAGAAGGCGAAACCCTCGACCAGTTCATTGACCTGTGTTTGGACATGCAGTTAGAGGAGCCGCCCCCTCTCACCGCGGGCTGACCTAGCCGGGCAGGTAGCAGCCCTAGCACGTCTCACCCGGATACCGCCACGCGAACTGCTCGGGTTCACGATGACCGAATACCAGGAGGCCACCTTTGACGCAGGCAACGGGCACCGGTACCCGCTAGCCGATGAGGTGTTAGCGCACTTGGTGGAGCTGGCCATGGTCGAGCAGCGGCAGAACGAGAAAAAGTCGGGTAGGTCTCCGCAGGGCCGGAACCGGCCGGCATGGAAACGGGAGCGGGCGGATGGCTGAAGGGGTCAGGGTTGAGGTCGAAGGTATCAAGAACCTGGCGCGTACGTTCCGCCAGGTCGGGAACGAAGGCGCCCGGGATATGCTCCTCGCAGCGAACCGGGAAGCGGCCGAGGCAGTCGAAATAACCGCCCGCCCGAACATCGTCCGCCGAACCGGGAGGCTCGCCGCTACCCTCCGATCGACCGGGACCGCAAAAGGCGGGGTTGTGATGCTCGGCAAAGCGAAGGTCCCCTACGCCGGGCCCATCCACTTCGGTTGGCCCAAAAGGGGTATCCGCCCACGCCCGTGGCTGTACGAGGCGATGGACCGCCGCCACGACGATATACAGACGTTGTATCTGCGCCGTCTCGATGAGCTGCTGGAAACGGTGCAAGGTGCCTGACGTCGCCATCCTCATCCCCTACGCGTCAACGGACCCCGACCGAGCGGCGAACCTGGTGACCGTTCAGGCATGGTACGCGGACAGGTTCCCCGGCGTCGAACAGGTCGTGGCCGGCGACGGCGGCTGCCGGACCGGATGGACCAAGGCGACCGCCGTGCAACGATGCGTCGACCAGACCGACGCCGACGTGTTCATTGTTGCGGACAGTGACTGCATATGTGACGGGGTTGTTCCCGATGTTGAAGCGGTGCTGTGTGGGGTGGCCCAATGGGCTTTTCCGCATACGCAGGTTCGCCGCCTCACGGCGTCGGCGTCAGCCGAGGTGAGGGGCGGCGCGGCCCCCCACCTCGGGATGGCGTTAGAAACCCCCGGTTATGCGGGGGTAGCCGGCGGTGGGGTGGTTGTCCTCACCCGTGAAGCGTGGGAGATCGCCCCGATGGACCCCCGTTTCAAGGTCACCCACGGCGAAGACGTGGCGTGGGCGAGAGCGCTCGCCTACCTATGCGGCCGCCCGTGGTACCCGCGGGCGAACACCCCTCTCTACCACCTGTACCACCCGCCGATCCTCGCTATCGGCGCCCGGTACAAAGCGAACGAACGTTTCGCTAACGAATACTCCAACGCCACGACGCTCACAATCCGGGAGGTGTTGGACCGTGGGCGCGCCCACGTCGACCCGCCGCACGTTGTCCCGCTCCCATCCAAAACCACTATTGG